TTACATGGTCGCGGCCTCATTAGAGCAGGCGCTCCAGAGCTTCGACTTTCTTAAGTTCAGCCTCAGATATAACGGCATCGACGACAAGTTCAAGATACAAGACAATAGCTTTCATCACAAAATCAGATACGAGTTCGAGGGATCGGACGGAAAACCGGACGGCTCGATTGAATTGATCGCGCTGGCATCGAACCCGGACAAGCAGGACTCGTTCAACTGTAACTTTGCAATTTGCGACGAGGTAGCAGCATACAAAAAGCCGGCGCAGTACAACCGATTCAAGGAAGCGCAGAAGGCATATCTGAACAAGCTCATCGTCGGAATAACGACGGCAGGAGACAACGTGAACTCGTTCGGATATAGGCGGCAGGAATACGCGGTCAAGGTTGCGAACGGAACCGTGAAGAACGACAGCCTGTTCGCGTTCATAGCGAGAGCGGACCAAAACGACAAAGGCGAGGTCGACTACACGAACGCAGAGCAGCACATGAAAGCTAACCCGAACTATGGAGTCACGATCAAGCCGGACGAGATAATGCAGGACGCACTGGACGCACAGAACGACCCGCAGCAGAGAAAAGACTTTCTCTCAAGGTCGCTGAACATATACACGGCAAGCCTGCGGAGCTGGTTCGATATGGACGAGTTCAAGGCTTCAGACATCAAGTACAACTGGACGCTCGACGAGCTCGCAAAGATGCCGATTACATGGTACGGCGGAGCTGACCTGTCCAGGATGTACGACCTAACAGCCGCGGCGTTATTCGGGAGATATAGCACCGGAGACGGAGAGGACGAGTTCGTGGACATCATAATCACGCACGGCTTCTTCCCAGTCACACAGGCGGTGCACAAAGCCGAAGAGGACAGCATCCCGCTGTTCGGCTGGCAAGAGGACGGCTGGCTCACAATATGCAACTCGCCGACGGTAAACGTGAGCGACGTCGTGAGCTGGTTCAAGGAAATGAGAGACAAGGGATTCAACATCCGGGAGATCGGACACGATCGAAAGTTCTCGGGTGAGGACTACTACCCGCAGATGAAGGCTGCGGGCTTCCGGATCTGCGAACAGCCGCAGATGTTCTTCATCAAGTCGAAGGGCTTCCGGAAGATAGAGAAAGACGCAAAGGACGGGCGGCTGTACTACCTGCACAATGAGGCATACGAGTACTGCGTCAGCAACGTCCATGCAATAGAAAAGACGGACGATATGGTCCAATACGAAAAAATACAGCCGACGCAGAGAATCGACCTGTTCGATGCTTCCGTGTTCGCGGCTGTACGACACATCGAAGCATACAGCAAGCAACAAGCAGTCGCTAACTGGTGGAGGAGGAAAGAGTGAAAAACTTCCAGAACGCACAGAAAAAAAGCATACGAAGCACGAGCCCGAAGCCTGGCGTCGTAATAACGGATAGACCGGAAGGACTCTGCGTTCCGGGATATACGAACCTGGCAGACAACCCGGAAATCACGGCAGGCTGTCTCACGATCGCGCAGCTAATCGGCTCGCTCACTATTCACTTGATGAACAACACGGAGAGCGGAGACGAGAGGATCGTCAACGAGCTGTCGCGAATGATAGATATCACACCGGCACCCGGACTCACACGGCAGAAGTTTATCGAGTTTATCGTCATGACGCTTCTGATCCGAGGAGAGGGGAACGCCGTGGTTCTGCCGCACACAAGAGCCGGAATACTAAAACGGCTCGAGCCGATCGCAGCGGACAGGGGGAGCTTTCTACCGGTCGGGCGGAGTGACTACAGAGTACAGATAGACGGGCGGCAATATAGACCGAACGACGTTCTGCACTTCACGTTCAACCCTTCCGACTTATATCCATGGAAAGGCAAAGGCATCAACGTGAGCGTGAAAGAGATCGCGAAGGGACTACGGCAGGCGCAGGCAACAAAGACGGGCTTCCTAAGCAGCGAGTACAAGCCGTCGCTGATCATAAAAGTCGACGCTATGGACGAGACCTTCAGAGACCCGCAGAACAGAGAACAGATCGCGAACGACTACATCGAAATGAACGGAGCAGGGAAGCCGTGGATAATACCGGCAGAGCAGTTCGAGATCGAGAGCGTGAAACCGCTCACACTGAAAGACCTCGCTATCAGCGAGGACGTAGAACTCGACAAAAAGACGGTCGCGTCACTTCTCGGAGTTCCGCCGTTCCTGCTGGGCGTTGGAGACTTCTCACAGGACGACTGGAACAACTTCATTCAAAGAAGAATTCGTCCGATCTGCATCGGGCTCGCGCAGGAAATGACGAAAAAGCTCATCATAAGCCCGAACTGGTATTTGAAGTTCAACACGCTGTCGCTCATGGCGTGGGATATACGGCAGACCTCAGACGTTTTCTGCGAGCTATACGACAGAGGCATCGCGAGCGGAAACGAAGTGAGAGACCAGCTCGGCATGAGCCCGAGAGACGGACTCGACGAGCTGATAAGACTGGAGAACTACATCCCGAACGAAATGGCGGGAAATCAGAAGAAACTAAGTCCGAACAGCGGAGAGGAGTAGACACATGGAGAGACAGGTCAGAATGATCCCGTCAGAGTTTAAGACGAGAGAAGACGGAGACAACAAGATCATCGAGGGATACTTCGCAGTATTCAACTCGAATTATGAAATCGGCCCCGGAATGAGTGAGAGCGTGGCACCCGGAGCCTTCGATAACACGCTATCAGACGATATTCGTGCGCTTGTGAATCACGACACAACGCTGGTACTCGGTAGAACGAAAGCCCACACGCTGGAGCTTCAGCAGGACGGACACGGACTGTTCGGCCGCATCAATATCAATTCGAACGATAGAGACGCGCTGAATTTGTACGAGAGAGTCCGCAGAGGCGATGTGGACGGGTGCTCGTTCGGCTTTGACATCAACGACGAAGAGTCGGAATTCCGAGATGATGGATCCATTCACTGGACGATCAAAGACGTGACCCTGTACGAAGTGAGCTGTTGCACATTCCCAGCGTATGAAGAAACCAACATAAGCGCCCGAAAGAAGGACCGCGAGACCATAAGGAAGCGCGAGACGGAAGCGTGGCGCAAGCGCATGCAGAAGGAACTCACCGGGGAACCGGAAGAGCCGGAAGCGTGAGAAAGGAAAAGACAAATGCTCGAAATTTTAATGAAAAGCAAAGAACTGCGCGAGGCAAAAGCGGCTCTTGAAAAGCTGGACACAGAGAAGGCCGAACTCGAGAAGAGAGAGGCGGAGCTCGCTAAGGACATCGAAGCGGCAGAGACAGACGAACAGAAGAAAGTCGTAGAAGAGGCCGTGAAAGAGTTCAGAACATCGCAGCAGAAGAACAAAGAGGACCGCGAGACACTCGAGAAGAGAGTTGCTGACATTGAGGCAGAGATCGCAGACCTCGAGAAGAACCAGGAAGAGCCGGAGCCGGAGAAAGACCCGCAGCCGGACGTTAGAAAGGACAACAAGAAAATGATCACAAGAACACTCGGACGCATGAGCGTCGAAGAGACAAGGGAGTTCGTAGAGAGAGAAGACGTGAAGACACTTCTCGCACAGGTAAGAGACGCGATCGCGAACAAGAGAGACATCACAGGCGCAGAGCTGACTATTCCACAGGTGATGCTTGACCTTCTCCGTGAGAACATCGAGAACTACTCAAAACTCTACAGACACACCAACGTCGTAGCAGTTAGCGGACAGGCAGTAAAGCCTGTAATGGGAACAATTCCGGAAGCAGTCTGGACACAGTGCTGCGGAAACATCAATAAGCTGAATCTCACATTCAACGCGGCAGAAGTAGGCTGCTGGAAAGTAGGCGGATACTTCCAGCTCTGCAGAGCAACCGAAGAGGACAGCGCAGTCGACCTTGCAGGCGAGATCGTAACAGCTCTCGGAGCAGCGATCGGACTCGCACTCGATAAAGCTATCGTATTCGGACTCGGAACAAGGATGCCTCTCGGAGTATTCACAAGACTGGCGCAGACATCAAAGCCGGCTGACTATCCAGACAGCGAGAGAGCATGGGCCGACCTGCACACATCAAATGTTATCACTATCAGCGCAGCAAACAGCACAGGCGTGAAGCTTTTCCAGAGCATCGTAACAGCATCTGGAGCAGCCAAAGGCAAATACTCAAGAGGCCAGAAGACG